GTGAAGTTCAATGTTAAGAAACGCGTAGACCACAAGAACAAAAAGAAGGTTTGGTGTACGGCCGCCTGCGAGATCATCAATTACCCGGATAATGGAGTAATTGCAAAGTGGAGCATGGAGATTGATGAAATGAACAAGGCGGTTTGTCCCGACTACATGATTGACAGTATCCGCGAGGTGATGCTTGTTCTTGAAGACGAGCACCAGGCCTAAAGTGAAAAACGACGAGGTCATCAAGCGGGTTCTCAAGGTAGTCGAGGACATGCAGAACGCTGCCTCAAACCGCCGCAACGCTGGCGAACGTTCTACAGCAGCTCACCTGTCTAAGTGGGCATCCAAGGTTAAGTCCGCAGTTATCGCCAAGTGAATCGAAATCAACTGGTTCAAAAGGTCGCTCGTCGCGCCGGCATCCCAGAAGACCAGGCGTTAAAGGCCGTGGTGTCCCTGGCGGGAGCTATCATTGAGTCAATGGAGTGCGGGTACGACGTGAACGTCGAAGGCCTTGCGACCCTGAGGCTGAAAGAGAAGGTGACCAAGGCCAGGGGTCGAGAGCTGACGTTTGCAGCTAAACTGAGTAGAGCACTGAGAAAACGACTGAAATGAATTTCTGGAGTGAAGATGAGCGACAATGATTTTGAGGAGCTGACTCAACGAATTCGCACTGAGTTCGGCGGTGATACTTGGGAGTCCATGGATGAGATTGTTGAAGAGTACTTTGGTGAGCTAACCAGGGAGCTTCACAACCGCGGGTACAGTACTTGGGTGGAGCCGGGCACAGGGTTCAAGTTCGAGGTGCACCTAACCATGGCTGCTGGACTCAAGGGGTTGGCTGAAAAGGTAGAGTACCACTGATGGATGAGCAAGCATGGAAAGAGGCTCTAAAGGGTGCTGGCGGCACACCAGCCGACGACCTTCAGCAAAACATCTTGATCAGGGAAACCCTTAGGGTATTTATCAACACCTTGAAGATCCAAGCGGCTACGGGTGAGCCTATGCCCAAGGAACGAATGCTTGAGATGCTCCAGATAGGCACAGAGGCTCTTAGTGACGGCCAAACCATGCAGCAGAAGGCCGCTAGGCTGTCGTACTTCCTGCGTGAGGTGGCAGACCAGACCCAGGAGTACATGAAGTCCAAGGACGGGGAGAAGGGCGCTCAATGAGCTTCTGGGACTTCATGGTTGAACACCCGGGTCAAGCTTGGACTCTGTACATCCTTACAGTTCTGGCGTTGCTTGTGTGGAACGCCGGTAGACATGCATCTAACAACAAGAAATAGTTCAAGAGTATAAATCATTTATACTCAGCGGAGTTCAGTGAAGCTAAGTGTGCGAATGGGCGTTTGCAGAGCAAACAACTGATATCCAATGCATAAGCGTTTGAAGGAGTAAGCGTGGCTAACAAGAAGAAAACTGATAAGCCTGTCGGCGGTGGCTTTGAAGAGGCGCAGAAGTACCTGGATAAGATGTTTGGTAAGGGTACGATCATGAAAATGGGGGACTCTCCCATTGATGAGGTGGAGACCTTTTCAACGGGCTCTATCAGAATTGATAGTGTGCTTGGGATTGGAGGCATCCCAAGGGGACGTGTTGTGGAGCTGTTTGGACCGGAGATGGGAGGAAAGTGTTTCCCGTCTAGGGTGAGGGTCTCGACACCGCGCGGCTTGTTGACAATTGAGGAAATATTCGCCGCTAATGGAATGAAGGCGTCGTGTACTTCACGAACCACGGAGTCCGTGTTTCCCATTCATAATCGTTATGGTGAGGTTGAGGACACTACTCACTTTACACATAACTATAAACGACCGATTTTCACAGTGAAGACAAGGGCGGGTGGTGAGCTGCCCGCTACGGCAAACAACCCTCATCTTGTGATGAGCAAGAACGGGTTTTGGGTATGGAGGCGTGCGTCTGAGCTAAAGCCGGGAGACTTCCTTTGCGCTTCTCGTAAAGTTGTGAAAGATGGCAACGAGTTGGTTCACGAGGACTCGGAAAGTGCATATTTTGCTGGTGTAGCTATTGCAGACGGCGGTTTTGGCAAGAACCGTTTGGGTGTAACTAATGATGATCCTTGCATCAAGAGCGCCATTGAGACTAGTGGGCCACAAATCTTTGGTGTAGAACCAAGGACATATTTAAATAATGATAATGATTCTATTCAATACCACTTTAACACTAAGTCGGGGGTGGCTGCCTTTTATAAGCACTGGGGTTGGTGTCGGTGCACTAGTCCAAGTAAGGTTGTTGGGGCTCGCGTAAGAAGGCTCGATCACGCTTCATTAGTGTCGTTTATTCAAGGATACTTCGACTGCGAATGTTCTGTTGAGGCGTTTAAGCAATGCATCGAGGTTATTTCTGCAAGTCGAGAATTGCTAAGTGATGTAAAACTATTGCTTCAGTTGCGGTTTGGCATTATGTCATCGTTACGAAGTAAGACTGTAAGTAATTACCCGGATAACAACTATTGGAGGCTATCTGTCACAGGTAGCGATGCAAGACGATTCATTAGCGAAATTGGTTCGCGATCAAAGTATAGGGTAAGCCAGCATCAGGAGCTGTTGGGTCAATGTAATGACGGAGGATCTCCTAATCTGGATTCTATTCCAAATATCGGTCTTTTGTTGCGGGATCTTTACGATTCTTGCGATACGACAAGAGCCCATCACGACTTGATTTTTAGTTATATGGGGGATTCTCCGAAAGCGTGTGTAACTCGCTCACGCCTTGACAAAATCATCGACGCATTTAGTGATCGTGGTAATCAGATCATTGTTGATAGACTTCGAGAAATTCGAAGTCGCGACTACTACTACGACAGAGTCGAAGAGGTTGTTGTCAGCGACCCGGAACCGACCTTTGACTTTGCGATGAAGGAAACGGCGTCACTCAATGTAAATGGTTTCATTTCCCATAACACAACCCTCGCACTTCAAATCATTGCTAAAGCACAAGAGGCTGGTTTAAACACCGCCTTCATTGACGCAGAGCATGCGCTCGACACCAAATATGCACGTAAGCTCGGTGTTGATGTTGACGGACTGCTGATGAGTCAGCCGGATTACGGCGAGCAAGCGTTAACCATTGCTGATGTGTTGATTCGCACGGGCGCGGCGGACTTGATTGTGGTGGATTCGGTAGCCGCCCTGGTCCCCAGGGCTGAGCTTGATGGTGAAATGGGAGATCAGCTTCCCGGGCTGCAGGCTCGCATGATGAGTCAGGCATTGCGTAAGCTGACGGCGGTGACGGGAAAGGCTAACGTCACTGTGATCTTCATTAATCAGCTTCGCTCGAAAATCATGCAAGGCGGAATGGTCAAGGGGGCGACTAACACGACAACTGGCGGAAACGCCTTGAAGTTCTACGCTTCGGTGCGCATTGAGACCCGCATTATCGGCCAGGTCAAGAAGGGCAGTGGCGATAATGCTGAGCGTATTGGTAGTAAGCTCAGGGTTAAGATCGTCAAGAACAAGCTTGCCCCGCCATTCCAGGAAACTGATGTCGATGTGGTCTTTGGTTATGGCATTGACCCTGTATCTGAGGTCCTGGACTTGGCTATTGAGCATGGGGAAGTGATTCAGAGCGGCTCTTGGTTCTCGTGTGGCGGTGAGCGGATTGGTCAGGGCCGAGCCAATGCAGTTGCGTTTTTGCGCAATGATGTCGAGTACTATGAGAATCTGAGGTCTACGGTCATTGACGTCATGAGCGTTGATGATGACGATGGTTCACCTCCTGTCATTGCAGATCCAGATCCAGATCCAGATCCAGACGACTCCTAACCCCCTCCCCATACACACCCCGCCCGCCTTCCCCTGTGCAATAGCGCACCTTCCTATTCAATAGATCATTTATAGCCCACCTGCCTCTGGTAGTCTGGCTCAGACATAGCCTGTTATCTAGCTCAGGTTGATGCTAAGCAACCTCGCAATAGGGAATAAACCCTGTTGTCAGTTAGGAAGGTGACCCATGCCTGCTCCGACTACTCCGTTTTCGTCTTCGGATCTTCCTCGCAACTACTTCTCTGGAGGTCGCCGTATTACGGCCGACCAAGCCACGTACCCAACCCTCTCTGAAATTCTTGGCAACGTCTTTGACCGATTGGACGTTCAGAGTGGAAGGTCGGACCTCACTGGCGCAGGAACTACTGTGGCTGTGACTATGCCTAGGGCTTACGCGGATACCTCCTATACAGTGGTGGCGATGGCTGTGGATGAAACTGGTGGCGGTGCTGCTGGCGTGAATGTTCACGCAGCGACCAAGACAGCTGCTGGTTTCGTTCTCCACGTGTCTGGTGCTCCTGGTGCGGCGACTATTAGCCTGCATTGGTTCGCCAGGTACGACGAGTAGTACTTGATGGTCATCGGGGCCCCGTAATGGGGCCCCGATACCACTAACACTTCGCCAAGCGAGGAAAAGAAAATGGCTCACGAATTTCGAGTTGATGTCCTTCAAACGCCCAATGCGGCTGGCGTCACGACAACTGTTACTGCAGATGCCGATGACATGAACAATATGACCACGCGCAAGCAGGTCACTAACCCCACTGGTGGCGATTACGCCGCTGGCGACTTGGTTTACATTTCTGGTAATGACGGAACTTATGACGAGGTGACTCTTGCTGACGGCGATGACGCGTTGTCAATGGCCACCCACGCGTGCGCTACGGCCATCCTTGCGGGCCTTCAGGGCTACGTTGACTCCGTGATCACCATTGTCGGGCTCGACACCTCCCTGGCTCCGTCCGCCCCGGCTACTGGCGATCCTGTATACCTGACCGCAACGGCTACTACCACGAACACCTGGGACTACACCCCTCTGCCTGGCGCGTCTCAGGTTGATCAGGTGTGTGGCATGGTGTCTGTTGTGGACGCTGCGGTGGGTGCGGTTAGCTTCATCATCGGTGAAGGTAAGTTCCGTAGCGTTGGTACTGACGCCCTGATGGATGGCGTGTTCAGTGCGGACGCTGCTGGTCGCGCACTGATGGCTACGGACTACATCGATGCTGCGACTGCTCTGGCCAAGATCGCAGCTAACGCCTTGGATAACACCGCAGTGGCTAATGCCTTTGCTGCTGATTCGATTACCAATGCCGAGGTTGGGATTTTCCAGGACAACTTCTTGGCCGCGGACGCGACTTCGAGGGCGAAGATTTCTACCAACTTCTTTGATGCCGCTACTGTTCTTGACCTGTTTAATGCTGGTGCGTTTGATAACACGGCTGTAGCTAATGCGTTCGCTGCTGCCTCGTTTACCAACGCTGAGGTGGCTACGTTCCAGGATGCCTTCTTCGCTGCCGACGATGCGTCGCGAGCCAAGCTGGCGGCTAACTTCTTGGGTACGTCGGTAATCGGTCGAGCCCTGATGCAAACTGGTTATTTCGACGCGGCAACCGCCTTGGATAAGTTCGGCGTGGCGTCCATGGACGCCACGTTCTGCAATAGCGCCCTTGACGCTGCTGCGATTGCCGCCGAGAAGGTGAATGTCGATCTGTTCGCTACCGCGAGCGTTACCATCCCTGGCGGTAACGGTGCTGGTAATGTTGGTGATCTCATGTCCACTGCTGTTGAGATCATCCCGGCCCCTGGTGGCGGCACCTACATTCAGCCAATTGCGTTCACCCTTTCGTTCACCTACAGTACCGCGGCCTATGATGGTGCTGGTGCCGGTAATGACATCGTGTTCGTGTACGGAGGTGGTGGTGCTCAGGAGCTGGGTCGCTGCGACAACGGTAATGGCGGTGCTGTGATGTTCGCTCGCGCTGCTGGCGGAACTGACGTCAGGCATGTTGAATCAACCGCGGTTGCAGCCCTGGGTACGGTCGCTGAGTTCATTCCCGAAGAGGCCACGGCCGTCAACATCCAGGTACTTGGTGCTGACCCGTTCGCTGCTGCCGGGGCCGGCGAGCTGAAGGTCAACGCCTTCTACCGAGTCCTGCCTTACACCCTGTAGAACTTGAACTGAACTGAGAACTTCACCGTCTCCTGGGTAACCATGGGGCGGTGAAGTACGTTCTGGGCCGTGAGGCCCGGACTATAAATCATTTATATTCATTGGGCATAAGAAAGCCCCAGGTCGGTAACCCGACCTGGGGCTTTCAGGCTTTAGCCGTTAGGCTAGGGTCTAGCCGATGGCAGACCAGGTGATGATGTCGCCAGCGTCGAGGGCGGCATTCAGGTCGTCAAGGGTCAGCTCATAGAGGGTGCCTGTGACCAGTGCCCACGCGACCGCGATCTCGGCGTCCACGATAGCGTCACCACGAAGATGGTTGGTGCTGTTACGAACCACGAAGCCTGTCAGGACCGGGGTGCCCTCGAAGGTGTTGATGGCGAGAGGAATGTTGGCCACGCCACCCGTGGTGCCCAAGGTAGTCACGTCAGCAGTGGTAATGGTGTACGTACCGTACTGAATCTGCTTTTCAGCTTCGAGCAACCCGCCAACGTAGGCCGCGGCGGACACGTTCATGTTGGTCGTGGCTTCAGCCAGGGTGATGGCATTGACGCCATTGGAGTCGGCATACAGCGCCACGATGTTGTCGAGCAGGAGGCTTGCACTGGTGAACGACACGGTATCGTCGTTGATGGCAGACACAAAGGCTGCGGCTGCGTTGGCGGCTGCAAGGCCACCACTGACGTCGATGCGCACATCACCCGTGGTCAGAGCCAGGCCGTCAGCGCTGAACTCGTAGATGCGACTACCAACGGTGATAGTCTCATCCTCGATGGAAGCGCCGGCCATGTCCACGTAGCCAAAGGATCGCGCCCCTGGCATCTGGGGGTAGTAGTGCTCGGTAAAGTTATCAGGCAGGTCTCCGCGTTCACGAATATCACTCATGGTATGGTTCTCCTTTGTCCATGAGGGGTTAACAACTTGTTGACGCCTTCGAGGTTAATGGGTTATGCATAAGGAGTGAAGACCCAAGTTGATGAACTCCACAGTACGTCGCTCGCACTCTGTGGACTACAAAGGATCTTGAAACCATGACCACAAACTTCAGATGTCCTCATTGCAATGCCGTGCTAAGTGTCAAAAAGGGTACAGATGTCCAGCAGTTCACGTGTTCTGTATGCGGGAGAGCCTTTTACACCCGTAGTAAAGACGAGAAGCCAAAGCTTCCATGGACCACAAGACAGCCAGCGCCCGATGACATCGTGCTCAAGTAGAGTTAAACTCTAGGACTGAACTTGGAGCTGACATATGCCTGCAAATTTCAAGTACCCGTTGTCCAAGCCTTTTACGCTCATGCAGGTCAGTGCCAACACCGATGGCATGACCGGAGTTGCACCTGTACTCGCAGCCGGAGGTGTTGAGGGTTGGTGGGGTGGCAGCGAAGGCTATGCGTGGTATGAGCTAGATGCTGGTGGTATCGGCGGTCTGTTCGACTTTGACTTCAGGTGGGCCATCGACATCATCAAGATCACGCTGGACTGCCCTAACGACGTGACCTACTCGTTCAATATCGTTGAAAACGGAGTGACCACGGTATGGGCCGTAGGCGGCCCTGGAATCACGAATTACATCAACACAGATGTCATGACGTTGATGCCCGGGTCTCAGCTTCAAGCTGTGGTCTCGGCGCCTGTCGCCGGCACGGTTACGGTGAAGGTCACGGCCAGGCAGAGTGAGGTTCGATAACCATGACTGAATGGGCCAATGGCTATAGGTATCCAGACCCCATCCACATTCCAACGTTTACTGCGGCCGTGTACACGACCTTCAGGCTTGGTGCTGTGGTCACTGCTCTGGATACAGGCGAAATTCGTACCGTTGGTCCACTGGGGTGGATTACTTACGTAGGGAGCTTTGCTGGCGGGCCTAACGTAGCTCAGCCGGCTGGGTTTGCTCCTGGCACCTCGTACTTCACTCTCGGTGTTGCGGCCGATGTCGTTACTGTTCCCGACACTATACTCCCTGGGGTTCCAACCATTTCCTTGGGTGGGGCTGCGTCCGTAGACTACGGCGGCTTTATCTCGGTTGTTGAAGCGAATTTCGTTGCTGCCGGAACTGCCGTTGCTGGAATCACGGCAGTCACCGTTAACAACACTATCGTCAATGCAGTTCGTGTAAAAGACGCTGCGACCAACGAAGGTGTCGAGACCCCCACGGGTGAAGAGGTCTTTGGGCTACTGCAGGCCTGGGATGACGTGACCACCGTTGATGGTGTGGCTGTAGCGGCCAACCCAGCAGAAAACCTTCAGATTTCCTTTGTTTACTGGTCTAAGGTTCCTGGTCCGGCACCCGCTCCTGCCCTGACAGCGTATAGTCTGCCCATAGGCACGTACTACTTCGCGGGCAACACCAATGAGCTTGATGCCAGTAAGTCCTTTGCGGCCTTGCTCGGTGACTCATCGCCGCTACCTGACTACATCACGCGCGTGTACTACGTAGATACGTTTACTGGTGTTTCCTACACGAGCTACCCTGTAGGTGCGCTGGTTGTGGCACTTGACCTGGGTGTTATGCGCGAAGTCAGCCCCAATGGCTGGATCATTCGCAGGCGTGAGTACGCCGAGCCTCTGGTGGCCACGCAAACCATTTATGTTCGTGACACCGGGGACGACGACACTGGAGACGGAGAAGTTGGTACGCCGTATGCTACGTTAGCTCGCGCCATGCTTGATGTCCCTATGTACCACTCGGGGACCAACATCTTTGGGTACGTCATTGACTGGGATAGCGCTGGTGGGACCTTGGACTTTGGCACGGGCATTGAGTACAGGGGCGGTTGGCCTCGGTTGAACATTCAAGGACCCGACCTTGTTGCTGATGCTGGCATTTTCACCTCTGGCGTGGGTACAGCCGCTATTAACGTAGCGACTGTGGACACACGACCCGGTGGCCGACAGCTCACTTTCGCTGGAGGGGACATTCCTACAGGCACCTGGACAGCCCACGAGCACAAGGGTAAGCGTATCGCTTTGACTTCAGGTGCGGAGTCTGGCGCAGTAGGCTGGATCTACGACAACGACACCACCAGCCTCTTTGTTGAACTCGACACCAACAACTTTGGCACCTTGGGTGCGGACGATGTGCTCGTCACTGACTTCCCAGCCAACCTGGTCATCACGGCCGGAGTCGCTGAGGTGCTGGGGTCAGTGGCGTTTATCAACTGCGACATTGACGTCCAGGGCGCCTTGAACATGCAGCAGATGTTCGTCCAGCTCGCAGTGACGCGCATCAGGTTGAGCAACGACGCCGGGACCTTCCTCAATATGGTAGACGCAGGCTCTTGCTTGGCGGATAGCGTCTACCTGTGGAATCAGGCTAGCGCTCAGCGAAACATGATGCTAGGCACCCGGGGCGCAAAGTTTATTTTCAATAGCGGACCCTCAGTGATTGATGGTTGGGGCGGCGGCGCAGCTCGTGCCATCAACATGAACTCTTGGGACATGGACCTGCACTTCGACCAAGAGGTGGTGTTTGCTGACGTGGACCAGGTCTACGTGGGCTGTCCGACCATCACCAGTGGAGTGGCCAATGATGGCCGATTCATCCGGTTGCATGGTTGTGGGCACCTGTTTGAGCAGTTAGCCACTGTTGAGGTCGGCGAGGCCAACGTCTTCCTGCCTGCCGTCTTTGGCACGATCACGGATAACTACGTACTTGGCCTACAGGCTGTGGCTAACCAGGGACCCCAGCATTGGGAGTTCATGGAGGCTCCGGTGGTCACCACAGCCCTGCCTGGGACCAACAACTGCTCCATTGGGGGCGCTGAGGCGTACTTCGATCAAGACGTAGAAATCTGGGGTACGGGTAACGGCGAGAAGCTGTTGGCGACCGTCCATGCTTGGAATGGCGGACCACCGGCTGCTCTAGGTCCGCCTCCAGGGCTCATTGGTTACCTCATGTCCATGGACTTCGCGGCGCCACCGGCTGGCGAGAGCATTGTGGGTGACTTCGTGCTGCCTGCCGAGTATCTGCCAGGTCAGATTCTCCAGCTTGAATTTGATTACTCTACCAATCTGTTTGCAGGCAACAGTGGAGATTTCGACTTCAACACAGCCTTGTTCCGCCCTGGCACTGATGACGACGTGAATCCACCTGCAAACCTGGAGACGCTGGCTGGACAGGCGCTGCCAGAATCAGCCGCTGCTCAGGAGTTGATTCTGTCCCCAAGGATTGACATGACGGATGGTGCTGGGGATATCGACAGTATTGCTCCAAGTATTGGGGACAAAGTTGCGGTCAATGTGCTGCGCAATAACGCGGGGGCCAGTCTTTCGATTTTCAGTATCTACACCAACTTCCGTGTGTGGATGACAGGACTGTAGGAGATGACGATGAATAAGCGACTACTCGGATTCTCTCTCCTTCTGGGGTTGTGTATCCCGCTGCTTGTGGCTCAGTATGGCGGGAATTTGTGGAGGTGGATCAATCAAGACGTCACCATCGGCGCCTCCCCCGCTCTTGACGGCGCCAACTTAACGGGTGTGGACGCCGATGATGTGGATCTGGTCACGGTGCCGTCAGGCGTCTGCACGGGCGACACGACCGCCGATGGCTGTATGTCCACGCTGGATACGGAGGCAGTCTCATACACCGACATCACCGACACCTACCTGGCCACTCGGTCGGGCGCTGGCTGGACGGGGACGGACCCGGCGAGCTTGGGCGACCTCTTTATTTGGACCGCCGATCTCTCCAGTGCTGGCTACGACTGGAAAGCAGAAGGAACGGGCAGCACCGATCCGACGAGCACGTTTACAGTGATCTCGGCAGACCTGGCTTCCTTCGCCTTTCTAGAGGTGGGCAGCAACGTCATTACCTGGGATGTTTCTGCGGCGGGTGGAGGAAAGCACGCAACGCTGCGTGCGCCATTAGTTGGCCTCCCTGACTTGTATCTTGCGTCAGAAATCTACATCGAAATGGATTTTGATCTAAATGACGACGCAACCAACTTCGACACCGCCGACGATCAGTTCCGTGTCTTCGTCGAAAACAACGAAGTGGATGGATGGAGTTCCTCGGACGAGGAGATTAGCGGAACCATCTCGTCTACTGGTGGCGGTAACATTGGGGTTCGGGTTATCCGAGAAACCAATAACGCCAATGCGAACAGCGGCTTTACCAATATGGGCGGAACACCTAAAAACCCCGCGCGGCTACAGGTGAGCGATTCGCCTGGCCTACAGTACGCGCAGTTCTATGAGAAGGCGATACACGGTGTGACACAGGAAAACCTCGCAGTGACCGTCCAACACTGCCGCACCGGGACGGATTCGACGCCATATCTCAGGTTTTGGTTCTACGCCTCCAATGGCGGGCGGTCTGCCGGCACCATCAGCAACATCAAAGTCACGATACGATAGGAGGACAGCATGCGAATTATCACCCTGATCCTGGCGCTCTGCTTTGCATCCGTGGCAACCGCCCAGTCCGACGAGTGGCAGGCAGTACAGTTCGAGGACGGAACCTTCTACATCGAGGACGGCAAGCTGTCGCTGTGGGCGTTGGACGCCGCGCTGTTCGCCGACAACCGCTGCGTGGGAGATGAGGCCAGCGGCCCATCCGCGTGCCCGCCCGATCTGACTGCTCCGTTCTACGAGCTGGTGCCGTTGAAGCTCAAAGACGTGGAGATGGACTACAAGATCAACGCCGAGATCATCGTCGAGATCATCGTCGAGCAGGACGAGAGCGGAAAGTTCAAGCCGAAGAAGAAGCCGAAACCAACGGGCGCCCCGTAAACCTGCTCGGTGTCACTGCAGAAACCCAGTCTGCATCGGTGTTATATAGCCACGGTAAGGTGTAGCGCACTCAACTCGTATTTTTCTCGGCCTCAACTTCCTTCGACTGCAGCAACCATACTACGCGTTTAAGCCTTTCATCTCGCTCAATCTCTTTTTGGATGTGCTGGCACCCATGCATAACAGTTGTGTGGTGACGGTCGAAGACCTTGGCAATTCTCGGGTAGGAATAACCCTCCATCTTTGCCAAGTACATACCAACCTGCCTTGCAAATGAAAGCTTTCGTTTACGACAAGGACCAAGCAGGTCTTCTTCAGCAACATTGAATGTAGAGCATACGCTGGTGATGATTCTCAAGATCTTAGCTTCGACCTCATTAGTGGATTCAGTCAAGAACCCCTTGAAAACCTCGGTTGTAAACCACCGTCTTGAACACGCTCGACAAACACGAACCCGCTTGATGACGTTCCCAGTCTTAGATCTTTCTTCGAGAACCTCAGAGTGCCTCATGCAGTCATGGCCAATGAGTGTGAGGTCGTCAAGCGGCGCGTTACTGACTATGATTTCGGTTTCACGCATTAGCTAGCCTCACGAGACTGTCCCTGATGTCTTCGCCCTCAGTACTTGGGCATTCGTTGCCTACACATGTCCAGTGTGGGTCTCCGACCCGGTCACGTCTGGCAAACAGTTCAAGTCGATTACCCTCGGGGAACATTAGGTCTAGGTCGTCCTGCACACACTCGGGTTTGGCGCTGTGTCCAAGGTTGGGGGCGAACGATACTAGTTCAGACTCAAACCAATGCCCGTCACTCTCTTGGTTATCAGCTGAAAACACTACGTCTCTGATGCTCTTGTTGTCTAAGTGTTTGTAGGGCGAGCCCTTGATACCCACGAGCACGACTTCCTTGGCTGCCCTACGCAGGCGCCCCATACCAAACGCCAGCGGGAGGTTGTCCGCAATGGTCTTTGGGCAGTTGTTGTCCAGGCCTTGAAGGATGCCCTGCGCTTGGTACTGCTGAATGTTCTTCCCCAGCTTGATCCATGTCCAGAGCTGCTTATAGGAGAACCCCCAAGAAGACATTAATGACAACCCGGCCTCAAGCAGTGAGGCCGGACACCACAAAACCAAAACAGAGTCGTCTTCAGCTACGTTGTCAATGGGCAGGCTCCTCAATTCTGGAACTGTAATGATGTCGTATTGAGACTCGGCTCCTCTTTTGACATCGTCCATTTTGAGCTTATCAGAGAAGGAATAAGGGGGATCAACGCAAATAACTCTGAACTTCATAGCTCTAACTCCTCGACAATCTTCCTCAGTTCCTGAGCATCATCCTCATACACGGACATCATCTCTGTACTGTTCCTAAGGATGTACAAAGGGTGGTAAGTACCAAACACAGTTGTTGAAGCCAACAGTGTAGCCCACGGTTCTCGACGTACCACCAATGCTTTCCCGTGGTAACGACCCGGTTTAGCCCCTGAGCGAAATAGACCCAGGACTTCAGTACCAACGGCCAACACCAACTTGGGCTTTAGTTCCCCAACCTCTTGCTGTAACCACGGGCTGCACGCTTTGATCTCATGGCGCTCAGGTGCTCGGTTGGGGAATGGGATTCGAGTCCAGCACTTAACGAGGTTGGTGGCGTAACATTGGCTACAGTCAAGCCCTGACCAAGACAGAAACTGGTCGAACAACTTACCGGCTGGGTCTGCAAATGGCCCACAACCTTTGTCCTCTTGCTCTCCAGGGTTTCTCCCAATGATCATCACAGGACTATCTACAGTCACAGGAGGCACCGGCCCTGAGCACTGAGCGCACAGCGTACACTTCATGCACCCCTTGATAAGCTGTAAGAAGTCCTTGTTCACGTTTCATCCAGCCTGTAGTGAATTCTGATGTTCTTGAAGTCCGGCCTGAGGTCACTGAACACAACGCGTTGCCCGTGCTCATTCACAGCACCCTCACGAGCCTTTAGCCATTGCCAACGCATAAGTTCCACGGCCTCGGCTTCTTCCCTTGACATAGGAATGATAGCGAGGATGACGTCTGCATGCTTGGCAATACCTACTTTGGACTCTGCAATATCATCATAAGTCAGAATGGTCTTGCCCTCGGCTTGGGCACGAAGCTGAACGGCTGAAACAACGGGGCTTCTTGAGGACTTGGCCCAATCCTTGAGGTCTTTGACGTTTTGAGAAATGAACTTCCAGTCGGATTCTGATTGGTATTGGTACGCCTTGTTAGACGGGCGCATGATGCCCGCGTAGTCTACGAGGATGAGGTCTGGGTCCCAACCGTCCAATCGCCTGAGCTTGTTGAGGTAGGCGCGCATAACGCCTGTACTAGCGTGCTCAGGGATGCCGGTGACTTTCACCTGAGCCCCGGGTACAGCAGCTAAGTCCGCGGTTGCCTTGTCCCATCGGGCAATCTCAGCGTCTGTGATGAACTCGGGGTTACGGAATCTGCTCGTAGGCACCCCAGACAGCCGTGTGTAGTCACGGAAGGACGTTTGCTCAACACTCATCTCAATAGTGAACAGATGCGTCTTCTGGCCCCTCTCATGGGCCTTGTTGAGAGCCGCTGAGATTGAGATGTCCTGGAGACCAATGGACTTACCACCTGCGGGCACACCACACAACAGCAACAATTCCTGGGGAGCCATGCCCCCATGGAGCACAGCGTCGAAAGGCTCAATACCTAGAGGGTACAGCTCGATCTCTTCAGGATGGTCTCGTTTACGCAGGATGCTCTGCTTGAGCCTAGGCTGATCTTCTACGAGGTCAATGGTCTGAATCTCGTCATCTTCTTCAATCTGAGGCTCACACGCTGAGGACAGGAATTCCTTGGCATCCTGCAGACCCCTGCGTTTCCTGATGTCGATAGCAGTCTTCAGATCACGCTTGAACTGCGCGTCCTCATGCTTGTCCTTCAGGCGCTCAACATAGTGAGCGACCTTGGACTCATCCTCGAATTCAACATCTTGGGTCTTACGAGCTACACGTCTGATAAGCGCGGCAGCTTGGGTTTTCTTCCTATGCCTTGACGTTTGAAAGAGATCGGTTAGGACATCGGCGTCAGGTAGCCCCTCGTGCTTCTGATAGTACCTGCCTATGGTATGCCACACCAGTCTAGTTAAAGGCTTTTCAAAGGCCTCAATCGGGAGCTTAGCTCCCTCTAAGTACCCCTGGACCCCAGCGTTTTTGAGCGCCGCACCAATGAGTAACTCGTCATAACCAAGTGGTCTGCTAGCCATATACTACTACCCTAGTACAGAATCGAACTTCTGTTGGGCTTGCCCGTCTCTAAGGTCAGTGCCTTTGATGTTCATCGGGTACACAAACTCCTTGAGTACAGCCATGGTGTCCTCATCCAGAGGGCCTTGCTTACCAGGTCCTCGGTGAACAACAATCATGGCGCCCACGTCTTGCCGTTGTCTGCAGATGCCATACATCCTGCTTTGGAGCACAGTTCGTTCCTTGGGGGTGGTCTTCACAAAGTTGAAGTCGTTGAGCACCAAGACGTCTGCTTGGTCAACAAGAGCCTTGATTCTCGCCTGCCGTTTCTCGTCTTTGGCGTTTGTCAGTACATCAGTGCGGAAGTCTTGGTAATCATAGAAGAAAACGGACAACCCGGCCTCAATAGCTCGCATGCTTACGTGGGCAGCTAAGAAGGTCTTACCTACCCCGGGGTCTCCGTGGAACAGCAACCCCAGGTGTTGCTCCCCTACGAACTTCTCAATCTTCAGGATGTACTTGTTGAGCTTGCCTACGACCTTACGGTCCTGGATGAGCTTGGTGCTCAAGCCCCAGTACTTCCTAGGGATTTGAGCATAAGTGAAAGCCTGAAGTCTTTCTAGCTCATCTAGCTCGTCACCCCAGTCGCGGGAGTGCTTCAGCTCTACGAGCTGGCGTATCGTTTCGTCATCAGGCTCGACTATTCGCGTTCCGTACAGGTTGACTGTCATGAAACCACTTCAGGGATATAAATGATTTATAGTCAGGGCTACTCAAGTCGTTACACTCATAGTAGCTCAGTACATCTGGGCGCTGACCTTAGCTGGTCCTGTTTGGGGATTGAGAGCCAACGAGTAACAAACACCGCACACGGCGTCTGCTAGATCTTTCGAACTACCCGGAGCGTGGTCGATTTTCTTACCAGCGATTCTTTCCAAGCTCTTGCACTCCTTGATGAAAACTGGATGGTAGTAGTAGTCTACCCGATTATCCAATATAGCTTCTTTGAAGTCGTTGTAAGGTCCTGGCTTGATGTCCACCGACAAGCTACCTACGTTGAACCCCGCATCCTGAAGGCCCTGTAGCAGATGCTCAGACTGAAAACCGTCAGTGGTCACGAGCCCAATGTCAAAACCTAGGGCCCGCATGGTCTTACACCATTCAATGATCTCTCGACCGCGAATAGCGCTACGAATGATCTTACCGCGAGGCGTCCTGCGCTCAATCTGGCCCATGATCTTGTGCATGAAGTCGATGTAAAAAACGTCTTCTCCGTCCACATCCTTACCGCTGATGTGGCCCATGGCGATACCTAGGGCATCATGTTTCTGGGACTTCTGGGCTGAAATGTCCACGGTATCCAATCGCTTGGTTTGCCTACCACCCATAGCCATGTCGATATGAATGTTGCGCTTAACATCGGGGTTGATGGGCTTGAAGGTTTCTCTCAGGGACCCATCTCGCTTGACTGGATGTATGCGTTTCACATTGACGTTGCGCTCAATGAGCAGTGGGTCCTCGAAGAACCTGGCTAGAGCTGCAAGGGCGATGGCCGCCAGGTTGCGCATGGCACCATCAGGGTTCTCCTTGAAGGCCGCAAGGTACGCGGGGAGCTTGGGGACCATGACCCACCTGTCATCTTCAGGCTCGTAGGTATCGGGGGATTCGACAATCTCCAGGGTTTCCTTATGTACATGGAAAACTGGAAGCCCAAGCTTGAACCAATCAGGATGTTTCCTGTCCCAAGAAGTACGGCGAATAGCGTAGATCTTGTGCCCAACCCGCTCAGCAACGGTCTGAGGTCGAACGTCAGGCTTGATCTCAGCCTCCCTGATCTTTCGCTCCAGGAAGTCCTCGGTGTACATGGGCGACCCGGCTGCGATCCTCATGCCCATGGAGCCAAACCGGGAGATGATGCGCTGGTTGAGCGCCTGAAACACAGAGTCAGCCTTGTTCTCTCCGTGTTCATCTTGGAACAGCGTGGCCTCATCAAGCACGCCGCAGAACACGTCGTAACCAACGACGGAGGCTGCAGAGCTTGACCCGGGAAAGATGCAGACGTTTTTGAAGATTCTGCCTTCTTCAATAGCCCTTAAACGAGCCTTGTTGGATTCGGGACTGGGGTCAAAGATCAGCTCAGTCTTTATCCGGTCGTCAGGCGGGTAGTGGGTCATGAACCAACGGTTGTTGATAATCTTCTCACTGACGTTGTTGAACACGACCTTGCGGGCGTTGGTTTTGTTGAGCGAGGTATTTACGATGGTGAGCTTGGAGCCTGCTGAAATCTGATGGCCTCGGCTGAGGAAGAAGTCGGAGGGATTGTGCAGGCACAATAGGCAATGCGCAATGTACGCCATCATCAACGACAGCTCGTAGGACTTACCACAGCCAATGGCGCCATCGAGGATGACGGTTCCAGTCTCCCACTCCAGAGGCGGACCTACGAAGGTCTTGCGGAAGTCATCCTTGATGCACTGAGCACACTGGCGCTTGAGGTTGCAGTAGTAGGGGGACTCAATGAACTCGACAGGGTCTGCGGGCTGGAAGTCCCACTCCAGCGGGTCAGGTTCAGTAATAATCAGCGAACGTAGATGACCCAGCTCTTCACGACTAAGGTTGGCGAGCCAGTCGTTCAAGTTGGCTGGCGACGAGCTTACTGAGGTCGGCTCTGGCATCGGAACTTCCTTCATTGATACTTCCGGCAACGGCTTCAACCCAAGCTGTGTCGTCGCGGGTCACCACGCTTTTATTGATGTCGATCTGTTCTCTAAGTACACCAAACTTTTGAAGAATGTCGGCTCGATGGGCTTCTTCAGCACGTAGCTCTTTACGCAGCTTACGAATCAAGTCCGTGTACCTTACTGTGGCCTTAGCGTGTTCGGGTAGAATGTTGCCCAGGCCGTCCTCCATGTCCACGCCTTCAAAGGTCAGGCTGTCCACGATGGAGTTCTTACGGTCTTCAAGCTGGTTAATTTGGGTGTTCATGGCGCGAATTCTGACGTCAATGGAGGCCATGGTGTCCATAAGTACATCACGGGCAGTGGGATCTGAAGCTAGCTCGTTGCCCATTTGACGACGAACAGCTTGAACATGACTCCTGACCGTTCTGACGGGGATGCCTAGTTCCTTGGCGACTTCGGCATGAGGTCTGCGTTCGACAAGGCACAACTGAGCAACCTCTTGACGCTGCTTTTCGATCACCGCGCTGCGTTTGGGTGGTCTGATAGCTAAAGCTTCCATGCTTTCAGGGTACTCGCGTGAGAGGTCTGCCTACAAGTGTTAAATAGCCGCGGCTTTGACCTTCAGGGGTTGGGTGTGGTACAACTGTGTACATGATGATGGAATTGACCGCTGCAGTTATCTTTGGTCTGGCGTGGCGCTGGCTTGACCATCGTGTGCACAAGGAGGCCGTGGCTAACGTCCCCGTTGAGTACAGTGATCCCCTGGACCGTAAAGAAGCGTACATCAATGCAGTACTCGGCCCATGCATTGAAGAACCTGTATTCAGATGGTGGCTTGTGTTGTTTTCAGGCACAGAGTTGATTACTCTGGCTTTCATCAGTGCTCTAGCCTTCCAGGTTCTCCATAGGGGCTCAACTCCTTGGTTCTATTACGTTTTTGGACTGGTCCTGACTGTCATGGTGCTACTATGGGGTTGGCAGATGAGCTTGGTAGCTCATCTGGCGTTTAACATCAGTGGAGCACTGTACATTGCAGCCAGATTCCGAAGACACCGTAAAGTTTCAGTTTCATGCGCTGGTAACCGTTGACGACCAGGGCTTCCCTTGTGGGGAGGCCTCCACCGATCTAGCTGCGGTCATGCCTGACGGCAGGCTGTCTCAGGCATTTGATCACATCAGTGGAGATGGGTACGGCATTGCCCAGGTGTCCTTTGAGGTTGAAGTACCAGTGTCCAAGATGTGGTTTGGGTGCCAGGTTTTACAGGGTCAGTTGGTTGAGCCTATAAATCATTTATATTTAACACCAGCTGAGAATGAACCCAAGACCCCAGCTACGATTGACGCCGTTGAACCCCGGGATGACGACGTGGACTTCGGCTGTGGACCGAGCACAGACGATGACGAGGATTTCGGACCGATTGACTTCGGTAACTTTGAAGACGAGGAATAAACTCAATGCCTAAGTACGAACTTCTTCCCAAGGCCGGTGACAAGACCTGGACCTGGAAAAACCATTCCAGTGGCGAGTGGGCTTTTTCTTCAGCGGTCCTGCAAACCTCAGCTGTTATCGACGGCGGCCACCAGGACTGCGAACTCAGGCTGACTACTGTTGACCTTGAAGCGCTGCTCAAGCTGCCCCAGGTGCAGAAGATCGCTAAGAAGGTCATGGGGTGAGTGTAGGGCCCGCGGAGGCTGCTTACAGAGACACGGGGAACCAGGTAGTTCACCGTTACATGGACTGTAAGTACTATTCAGCCTGCAATAAGATTGCATGCAAAAACTGGTGGCCGAGCTTCACCTGTGATGCTTGTGAATGGGCGCCTTGGTACAAGCCTCCAGTTGTCGAGGTCCCAACTGAACCCTGTACTCCGCGAGTACCTCTTCATGTGTTTATCAAGCGTGTGGCTAATGAACCTGGGGAGCGTGGGTACACCCTGGATAACTTTGTGCCCAAGATGAGCTTGGAAGTCGGTGGGTATTACGGCGGCGAGTCTCTTGAGTACGCGTACATTAGTTCTCAGTTGCTGTTGCTCAAGGCTTCACTGAACAACAGTGGACGTCAAGATCTATCCGACCTCGTGCTCATTGCCCAATCATTCTCGTCTTGGTTCTCAGAAGTACCAGACGTGCGTGATGTGTACCTGACCATGGTGGGTCGTCATTGGTCGGTGGACTCATGAGCTTTCATATTCCTCGGGGTTCCATTGATCCCAAGTCTGTATGGGATTCAAACACCTTGGTAGCCCTGGATACAGAGACCACGGGTAAGGAGCCGGACTCCAGGGTTGTTGAAATCGCCGTGGTCAAGGCGTACCCAGACGGAACCCGTGAAGAATGGTCAACGTTGGTCAAGCCTGGCGTAACCATTCCCAAGGGGGCGTCCAAGATTCACGGAATCACGGCCAAGATGGTCAAGGACGCTCCGAAGTTCGCTGACGTCTATGATGAGGTGGTTGAACGCCTGCGCGGGTGTATCCCTGTGGCGTTCAACTTCACCTACGATTGGCAGATCTTCAGGAATGAGGCCAAGCGCATAGGTAAGCCTTGGTTCGTATTCTTCGGTATCTGCCCCCTAATGCTGTCTAGGGGGCTCATTAAGGCCGTTCCAGGCGGGTACAAACAGACGAACATCACTGAGTACCTGGGCATCCATGATGATGAAGCCTCAGACCACAGGGCGCTAGACGACACCAGGCACACGGTTCGAGTACTGACTGAGGCGCTAGGGCCCAAGATGGCTGGGTGGAGCACGCAGCAGCTATGGGACTTTCAGGTTAGAACTGCGCGAATATTCGAGAATAAGCTGACGATAAGAAAAAATGGGAAATCAATGTTCAAAGAATGGCACGAATTCACCAAAGAGGAAGGCTGAGTACCGATGTCTGACCACCACATTCCTACCGGAGAGGACCTGCGCTCGCAGACGCTATCGAAGTCTGACGGACTGCAGATCCTGGCTGTCCTGTCCAATCTTATCAACTTCGTCGAGGCTAATGACGCCAAGGGCGAGAACGCTAGGGAGTCTTTGATCAATCATGTCAAGCAGATCCAGCGACGACTTATGGGAAAGTGAAGCCCCCGAGGAAGCCCCCGAGGAAGAACAAGAGCTAACTCTTGAGGACTTGCGAATCATCGCCATTCCAGGTGTGTACAACAGTGAGGGGGAACCGCTCAAGGATGGTGAGCAGATCGATCCTTGGGCGACAACCCTTGCTCTTCATGAGTGGTATGAGGACGGTTGGCGCCTGGTATCGACCGATCTTGGGCTAGCTTACTTAGAACGCGACCTTGAAGTTCTAGCCTCACTCATGGAAGATCCTCCTATGTGTGGAACCTGCGCGGAGTTCGATGGGAACTGGTGCACAGTGCATAGACTTAGTGCAGATGAAGACGACTATCCAATGAACGAGGGCTGCTATGTCCGAAGAGAAGACTGAGAATGATGTCCTGACCGCCGTCCGTGAGGGCCCCGCTGGGGCAGCCTATGAGGAATGGCGTACAAAGGATAACTACGTAATCAGGGCGGTTTCATTCCCTGATGGTAGTGCTCAATCGCAGCAAATTGAACCTGATGAAGGTTCTAACACCGTTGACGGCATGGGGTCCGACGAGCTGCTCGATGTGGACTACGATCCGCTGAATTGGGCTCGTGTTCCTGAGATGAACACCAGGCTCAGGTCGAGCATTCGCATTACAGCCACGAACATTGGTGGGCTGCAGTGGGAAATCGAGAC